AGATAAATTATTACAAAATTGTATAAAAAAATCACCGTGGGAGGACTATTGGGTACTGCGTCTTCTACGACAAATGGATTAATGTCTAGCTCAACATATAAAAAAACAGCTATAAGCCAAAAAAAAGCTTTTTCAACAGAAAGCTCTGAGGAAGAATTGAAAAACATATCAGAAACAGGACTATACGATATAGTAGGATGTAAAATTTTCGGTAGCACTAAATATGGGCAATTATTTCATCTCCAGGGTGAATATACATTTCAATTGTTATTTATTGGTTCAGCTCAACAAGAATCTATACCTTCGTTGTATATACGTTATAAAACTATAAATTACGGCTGGACTGAATTTGGGAAAATTATCTAAGTTAGGAGGCTAAACGCCTCCTATTCTTTTGGATAAAATTTCTCCCACGTGTTATACTTTTCTTCGCTTTCTAGATCCCAGTTTCCTGTTCTAATATAGACTCCTCCCTGTTCGGAAAAGAAAAACTGCAATACAGAGTATTTAGAGCCTCCTCTTCTAGTTAAATTACAAACCATACCTGTTGAATAAGGTACATTTGTGCTTCCATTTACTGTTTTAAAAATTGAAAAGGAGTCCTCAATAGATTCCTTGTAGATTAAATTTGCATCCATAATTCCCTCTCTAACCTTAGGAAGCACGGAATATGATAATCCCCTCTTTGTACTTGTACCTTGAGGCAACAGTCCTCCCACAACTGATATTATCTCTGGATTTTGTATCGCGTCTTTTAAAGATTTTTTTTGTATCATAATAATTTGATTAAACGTTAAACGATATTGATTTTGAAGTTAAATTGGCCTTATTTGTAAGGGTTGTTTGGTCGTAAAAGCTTGAGATGTCAAAATCATGAACATTCTTCACATAGAATGTACCAGACTGACAACGTATACTTTCTATTATCCCACACGAATACCTACGAACCTTGAACATAAGATTTACATGCCTGAGCTTACCAATCGTGATAGTATTGATAACATACTTCTCACTGCCTACCCATATTTCGCCAAAATTTCCAATATTGAGAACAGCTGGTCCGTTGGAAGCGTTCTGTATTGTAAATTCCATATAGTCCCAATTAGGCAAACACGAATCCCTGTCTTCGGGAACATAGGCAAGCACACGCCCCCATTGAGGACTACCGTTCCATTCTCCTGTAAGTGCTACGAAATTAGACGTAAGCGGAATTGCTATCTGACTCCTACCCAACTCTACAGAACCTACTCCCACTGATCGAGAAGCGAACATATTTGACCTCCAAAAAAATGCTTCCCCTGTTTTCCAATTCAAACAAATATTCGGGCGAAACGCATTCTCCGGATTCATCGGATCGGCCGCATTGAAGTCCTTATAATTGGTTACGTCATCGTTATTGGTATCTTTCCCATACTCCGATATCGTGTACTGGTCATAGAAAATGGCCTGTCCGATTTTAGCGAATTGAATCAATGCAAGTTCAATCTCAATCGCATTGAAATGCTCAAACGGAAGCCACGTAGCTTTTTCTCCATTTTTTGCATAATCTTCTGCCGGTGTCATACCCTGCTCAGTGCCTAACCAGGTCCCGACCTTGTTCATTACGTACCTGACCGCATCCTGTGATGTATTAGGCTGGAATACAACATAAGGAGCGATATTGGCCGAACAAGTATATCTAATTGTATCTGAATAGATACCAGCAGGATATGGGAGTCTGGTCACTGGCTTAACACGATACTTAACCTCTGTTGTTTTACTAGCTAACATGATATAATTACTCTTTCGTTGTGATTACTACTGCGACATTACCGGATGCCTGTTGACACATTTCTTCAGTAACTGTTCCCGAAGCTGCTGCTGTTTCAGAATTTTCCGGATTAAGGATAATGCCAGCAGCATCCATGAAGGCGAAGAAAAAAGTCATGTCCTTGAATTTCGTTGTCTCTCCGCGCTTTACTAATATCGGAGTATAGACGACTGTTCCGTTAGATCCCTCTTCGATAGTCTCATCCTCAGGCGTAGGGTTCGGAATGATATCCAGCGGGTCTGATGCATCTGTAACCGTCTGAACATCGGAGCCGATGAGCGTACCATTCTGATAGATTTCAACCTTAAATTGTCCGACAGAATCTACCATATCGTTTGTCACAGTCAAGTTTTTTGCTGTCTGACCTGATATCGCTTTCCATACACCGGAAACAAGACTATACCATTTGTATGTCAATCCGGAAGCAATCTCGTCATTACCTATTCTAGCTATGCCCTGAAGAATACAACTGTCATTATTAGTTGTCAGCGTAAAATACTTATTATCTCCAGCCTGAATCGTCACACGAATAGCATTTGATGTGCCTTCCGTAATCGGAATACCATATACAGTCTGTATCTTGTCCGAAGTATTGCCTACGGCCACAGTAGCTTCAGACTTAATCGTACATGGAGCTGCTCCCGCTGCTTTTACAAGATTCTTCAAAATCTGCAATCCATAATAGTTTCTTGTACCCTTCTGATAAGGGAGTGACTTGAAATGACCGGTCTCACCATTGAATGAATTGGTAGACACGTTATCACTACCGAATGTCAGTTCCGTATCATTGAAGAACCACTTCACCAGGTTAGGAATAACCAGCCCATCTGCAACTCTTGATGATGTAATAATGTTGCTTAACGTAGGAAGAAGGGTGGAAAAATCAGGGGTAATGTTGGTCGGATTCTGGGGGTCACCCTGATATTCCTGATACAAATCTCCCTTGTCGCACTGCAACATAGGCATATAAACTCCGGATTTACGCTGATATACGACCTGTCCGACCTTGCTTGCTAAACTCATAATTACTCTGTTTTATCAGTTTCACCATCTGTTACATTCTCGCCGTTTTCTTCTCCAGCAGGAAGCGTAACCGGATGATCTGTATCCGGTGTATTTTCCCCGTCAGCATCCTGATAATATTCAGGAATGGTTACTTCTGCAGGCTCGGCCGTACCATCAATCTCTCCCCTTGCATCATTACCAGTCATTGCCACTCCACCGACAAAAGCCGCACGATCGAATATAGTTTCACCCGGAATAATGTTTAAATCTGCCTGCCAAAGCAGGATATTACCGTCCGCTGTCTTGTTACGGTTCTCTACAGGTGCACCAATCTTATCGGCCACCTTCTTTGTCACTTTAATGTAATATGCCATAGTATTCTAATTATTAATTCTGTCAAACAAAACATTACCATCCGCATCTTGCAATACTGATTCGTCTGTATCGTCAATCAATATTGCTTGTGCCCCACGGTCTTCAATCTGCAAGTCAAGCAGCATCCCTTCCACGAATTTGATTGTAGGATTAGCACCTTCAGCTACCTGGCTGTATGAACTTGAGCCGGGATTCTTTCCCATCCAGATGAACTTGAACCATTCTTCCGGATTCTGAATTACACCTGTCGAATCACGTACATACCCCTGCGGATAGATATAGCTTGTGCCAGCCGGACATCCGGTAACTACCCCCTTGAAGTCACATTCTAGCCGTGGTATATACCTTATGATACGAGTTGTTGCAATCTGGTCGAATGTATCTGGAGTGGCAGGGAGGGAACCTGTCTCACGGTATGCCGCCTTGCATACATAAGTCTGCTCATCTCCGATAAAATCACGGTTAACCACAAGCACGTTCTTGTTAACTGACACAATCTCCCAGTCATTATCTCCATTGCCATCGACAATTTCTTCCAACGCACCTGTAGACAATACCCGGTACCACCAGAATTTTACACGCTCATCTTCTGTTATGTCCTTATTTCCTGCCATGAACTTAGCGGTAATAGTCTGCTCCATGACATCACGTACAGGATACCATTGTACCGTATCAGGAGAGTCAAGCGTAAGAACCGGCTGTGGAGAACTGGAGTCGGACACAATAATAACCTTGCTGGCAGTGTATTTCAAAACCTGGTTAGTACGTATATCTACATATTCAGCAGAAAATTCAAGAGTGATGGGATTCGCTATACTCGAATTTTTCTTGACCTGTATCTGCCCCTTGTTTTCTCCCGCCTGCGTAATCACATAATCCGTACCGCTGCTTATCAGTTTCTGTACACCGCCGATACGCTCATACCACTTCATGTTTGTAAGTTCTGAGTTTATCGCCTTCGCAGCCGACGTGGAATCAACGTCTACCGCCGCACAGCGAGGGAACAGAGTAAGCGGGGTAAGCGTGTAGTCGGGGGTAAAAGACTTATCCATGGCCGAATAGAACTGTCTGTCCGGCACACTTGTTACCACCTGCATACTTATGCTTGCCTGTAGAGGGCGGTAGTTGATGTTAAGACTTTTCTTTTTACTTGCTAATGCCATAACTTAAATTAAAATGTTACATAATTTTCTGCTATCTCATATTTTTGTCCGTCACGAAGAAGGACTGTCGCTTTAAAGGAACATGACGAACGTGTCATATAATCCGTTCCAAGGTCATCTAACGTAAGACTTAGCCTCTTACCAGCAGATGCCCTTTTAATAGCCCACGCATTGTCTTCACTTACATTCCCTGTATCACGTGTCCAGGTCACATCGGAATCCAGAATATTATCTGTCACATCCTGGTTATATAATAATCCGGAGACTATAAGTTCCGTGAATACGATATAATCTCCAGATTCGTCACGGTCTGATATTCTGTCTGCATCAAACTGCCATCCGTTTGAGCTGTCTAAGTCTATTGTAAAGGCTGGATTACCTTCTATCATCGCCCATCCGGTACTAGCATAGCGAGGTTCATCCGTTGTTCCGGTAACAAGGCACTTCCAGCGACAGCCGAAATGCCATACCGTATCGACCGTTTCTTTGCCAGCAGTATAAGGATTTTCACTTTGAGCTACATCCAATGACCAAAAGCCACGGTCATTGAGTTGTACGACAACTACACCTTGATAGTCTATCCGCATCAAGTCCTGGATAGCGATACCACGGCAATACACATAACTCTGCCGGTAGTTGATTGGGAGGTTATCGAACAGTTCCAATCGCTTTAGTTTTCCGATAATGATGCTGTAATTAGATTCTTCCAGCACAGGCTTTGTGACACCATCCAACATACAGATGCAGCCCTCATACGATGAGATATACCAGAATCCTTGCCGTTCTTCATCCACTGCATTTCCTCTACGGGTAATTACCATGCCGGAAACAGGAGGATAGTTCTTACCACCCGGCACCTCTTCATCAGGATAAAGAACCACGTTAATCTTATTCTCTGCCTGCATTACATTTAATACGCGGAACCAGCTATCATAATATTCTCCAGTTGAGTTCAAGTTATTCACTGAGCCGTAGTCTACGTCTTGTTCCTTGAATGCCGTAATATCATTATCCCAGCGACGACGAAGATACAGGTCATAAGTGCCGTCTTCGAGCTGCTCAATTCGTTCGATTGTACCAGATTCAGAATAAGTGACGTTCCCTTCCTGCGCAAACCAACGATTGTATATCAGCTCTTTTACGATCATTGCGCTGCGCACTTCTAGTTTCTCAAATTGTCCACGCCCATCAGGATATATACCGGCACCCTTACCTGCTATTATAGAATCGATGAAATCTCCGAACTTCAGCGGAAAACTGGTTCCGTCCGGCTGGTCCTTACGAAGAAGTGTTTTTAATGACTTTAATGCAGAAAATACATTATAGTCCGATGGTGTCTTTGAGTCTGATGTCTTCAATACATCAATCTGTTTCTGTTCTGCCTGTTTGGCCACCTCATACCGTAATGAACCCAAAGAGTTATCTACAGAAGACTTCCATCCTGTACCGACTTCATCCGAACAGGTAATCGTAGCCTGGCACAAGTCATTCAGCTTGCGCTGCACCTTGGTAATACGTGTATCCTTGTATCCGCCTGTGGTGCCGAAATACTGTTCTGATAACAGACGCACGTTCCATCCGATACGGAGCGTAGTATTATTCTTTTCAATATAATTTCGGTCAGTAGTTCCGGTGTATTTGTTCGGGTCAAAGCTATAAGTATTCAGAAAATCATCTACTGCCAGCTTGTATTCCTGTTCCGCTGCAGTAATGTATTCCTGCGGCATGGCGAAATTCCAGGGAATGTACTGATCGCCCGGAGTTGGGATAATTGTACCGCCTGGAATCTGGGTCATTTCGTCCGGATATACATTTATGATTTCCCATTCCCTTGTGTCTTCGTGCCACGCAGCCTGGAAAGAGCCGTCAGTTCCACGGCCTGCCAATTCGCCTGTTTGGAATTTCAGCATGTAGTCCAGATCCGGAATCTCGTAGTCTTTCGGATTCCAGTTCATACCGTTGTCCTTGAAGTAATATACGGTGTACTTTCGTCCTTCCTCGCTGGTTTTCTCTTCCGTACGTACAGAGGAAACAGTACCGATGTATTTGGGGTATATCTCCGAGAAGGCTGTTTCTTCCGTTTCTTCCTTCACTCCGTACAGGTCGACGTTCTTGTCTACATATATAGATCTATCAGGAAGTTGCAGACGGGAATATCCGTATTTTGTCGCGTCAATATTACGTGTGCTGCCCAGCGGGAACAGACGGGTAAAGAACTTAACCTCTCCGTTATCTTCCTGCGCCAGGTTGGTAAGTCCCTGAAGATATCCCAGTTCTATCATTTCGCCGCGTTCTGCCTTGCAGAGATTTATCGCATAACCGTCCGCCCACATTTCCGTTTCGAATGTGGCGGCGATGCCGTTGCTGCCGAAAGCCGCATCCCAGCACTTCACATTCCGATAATCAATAGTCTTGTTATCTGCGGTAATCACTGTTCCGATGCTCCACAGATTTCCACCGGCACGGCGGTTCATGTTGTCAATCCACAATTGCAGGTGTTCGCGCGGACCACCGTCGTAACTGAATTCAGAAGTAGTTCCTCCTTCCTGAAACAGCATCAGCGTGTCTTCAGCATCGTGTATCGGAGCATAGAATTTCACGCTGTATTCGTAAGTCTGTGTGTTCTTTTGTTTCGGACGATAACGGGATTTTACTTTATAACGCACGCTTTCCAGCTCGATGTAGTCATCCACATCCAGCGGCACGTATTCGGTATGAGTGAACGACGCAGATACGCTGCATTCTCCACCTATTTCTTCCGTGACAGAAGAAGAAGTGTTCGGGCTGGCTGTCAGTCGAAGGTTATTTGCTTTATCGTATATTTTCAGTTCTATTTTATCATTTAATCTGTGTTTAATCGATTCCTAAACGGATGGCTGCGGCTCCAGAAACTTTACGGAGAACAGCACATAAAACCGGTCGCCTTCGTAGCTTTCGTACCAGTCCGGTTCTGCCGGCATATCCTGATAGATCATATTGTAAGTCCGGTAATTCTTTACATTTATCGTAAGCATTCCGGACGTGATCAGCGTCATCATGCGCTGGTACTTGTCCAGCCGGTCATCTTTCGAGTTCCCGCGAAGAAAGAACTGCAAGGTACGTTCGATGCTGTTCAGCTTCACGTTCGGGTTCTGAGGCAACTCCACTCCGTTCCGTTCGCGGAAGTCTACTGTGGTAATGTCCTTCGCCTTGGGCATACGGAGCAAAGCGTCCATGTTCACGTGACCTCCCGCTTCCGTTTCGCCAAGGAACGCACCGTATTCCGTTCATACGTCTGTTTCGTTGATTGTAAGGTATCCTGTCAAGTCCATATTATTTCAACTGTATTCCGTTTAACTTCAAGTCTTCCATCAAGTCGTATATCAGCACAATGTATGCCGTATGAGATGCTATGGTTGCGAGCGTCTGGCTATCCAGCTTCTGTGTGTTACGGATTTCCTGTACGAATTTGTCTGTATTGGCCAGATGCGTCTGCATGTTTCTTCCTATTGCCTCAAAGGTAGATATGCTGTCCTGACTCATGGTAGTCAGTGCACCACTGCTGGGCGACTGGCTGCTGCCGGAGGATGAGCTTTCCCAGCCGAAAGCTTCAGACATTTCATCACGTTGTTTCATCAGATCCTGTACTATCTGCTGATATTCGTTTCGCAATTGTTCGGCTTCCTTTTCCGATATTTCCCCCGTCGGATTTAGCTGCCTCAGACCACTTGTTATACAAGTCCTGTATTCGCTGCTGATATTCGCTCGATACCAAACCTGCCAGGATAGACTTTCTCAATTGAGTTTCAAAATTGTCACACATATCTTCCCAGGACATTGACATGTCTGCCAGACCATCGATAAAATCATTATAGAAACTATCCCGGGTCACACCAGTAAGAGCTTCATTCAGCATATCTGCTATCTCTCCGGTTTCATCCTTAGCCTCTGCAATCTGTTCCAGATATTGCCGGATATTACCGTTTACCTTATACCAGATATCAGGGAGTTTGCTCATTATTTCGAAAAGCTCATCTCCGGATAAGCTGTATAAGTCCTGTACGGCACGAATATCCTTGCCAAGCAAATCACTGATCTGCTGAAACCCTGATGCTCCTATACCTTCATTGCTACGATATGCATACGAATGTTTGAATGCACCGCTTCCTGCTTCTCCGGCAGCCTGAGCCAACTGTCTGTAATTATCAATCTGCCTGTTCAGTGTATCCATGGCTTCGTTTGCCGCATTGATCGCAGCGAAACCTCCACCAAACGATATCATATCTTTCTGTTTCGACAAGATTTTGTCGTATATCTCATTCATTTCTTCGAGCACAGCTTTCAGCTCCTCATATCGTGCCGTACTGCCTTCACTGAGTCCGAATAATCCTCCTATTGTCTGTCCGATACCTTTCAGTGTTCCTGTTATTCCGGTAAGAATAGAGAACGGTTTTGTCAGATCAATACTTGCCAGCGAGGACATGACCGTTCCTAAACCTGTCAGTACCCCCTTCATCGCTTCCGGAACTTCCACACCGAGCGATTCAAGCATATCTACGATATCATTTCCGGCGCTGACGACAGCTTCTCCTTTCTGACCGATAGAATTGGCAGCCTGTGTTAGCGTTTTCTGAGCAGCCGTTCTTTTATCCTGAGCATTGCGCAATCTTTCTTCCGCTTCTGCCTGTGTAATCAGCTTGCGGGTGACTTCACCGGTCGCTTCATCATATTCTTCCACGATGACATTCCCGCCCATCTGAGTTTGTTGCAGCAGATTTTCTGCCGCACGCACTTCTTGCATGGCAGACATGTAGTCCTCGTAGCCTTTCTTCATTGCTTCGAACGGGGAGCGGTCTGCCAGCTCGGAATCAATGTCCTTGAAGGCATCCATGACTTCTTTAAACGATTCCGGACTGATATCTTCACCTATTCCCTCCAGGTATTGTTTCAGCTTCTCACGAAGGTTTTCCAAGGTATCTGTCGATACTTTATCCAGATCACCGAAGATTTTATCCCAATTCATTCCTTTCTTCAGTTCCTCATAATCGAGTGACTGAATCTTTTTATCCCGTTCTTCTCCAAGAGCCAGACGCTCACCTTCAGTTTCCGCTGCCGCTATCTTCCGTGCATAGTCCTGTGCGATAGCCAGACGCTTTTCCTGATATGTGCCGTATTCTTCATAATAGTCTATAAGAGCCTGGGAAGACTTGTTGCGATATTCCTGTTCGATCTGGAATATCTGTTCATTATATACTTGCTCTGCTAATATGCGGTTTATTTTTGCCTTATTCTTTACATCATCATATTGGCTCTGTGGAATGTTGTCACCTTGCTTTCGTGCCTTATCCATTTTGGCAATCGTGTCCCGTTCCTGCTTGTCGATATCAGCTAGCTGTTCATCATACTCCTGTTTTGCCAAAGCCTTTCGTTTGGCGATACCTTCCTGCGTGATCTGAATACGGAGTTTCTCTGTAGTCTGCTGAGCTTTTACGCGGGCATCCGCCAGCTGGGAAGCATAATCGTTTTTTTCTTTTTTATTTGTATTATCTCCTCCATCTGACTCGAAAAGAAGGTCTTCTATGTTTACCTGATCTACCAAGCTTTTATTAAACTTGGTCAAATCATATATTTTCTTTCTCCATTCAGTAATCTTTTCTTCGCTCTGATTGAAGAATCTGTCATAATCTCGGTTTACAGCATCAATTACATCATTGCTTACAGGAAGGAATGTTCTATTTTGTCCTTCCTTCAACTTGCCTACAGCCTCCGTCCTTTTAACCTCGTTAAGTTCTTGTTTTTTGTATTCTTCCGTTATTTTTGATTCAAGATCCAGTATTTCCTTACTGTTCTTAATCAGTGTCTCTTTTGCAGCTTGCGCTTTTGCTGAAGCCATAATAGCTGTGGCAAGTTCATTGTATTTGTCAGCTGCTTTTCCCACTAACACCTCTTCATCACTAAGATTCTTGAAGTATTGAGGAAATTCTTTTTTCAGCTCCTTTACTGCTGATATGCGTTCATTCATACCTTTGGAACTGTCTACAGCAGCCTGATATAGTAAGTTCAGTTGCACAATCTCTTCCTGTGCTGCCTGCTGAGAATCAAGCATGGCCTTTTTATAATTTTCCAAAGCCTCTTTATTGTTGTCAATAGCTTTTTTCCCGTTGATAAGCTCTTTTACCCAGTTCGCAATATCCTTTGCAAACACAATACCCAGTGAAATGGCGGCCACAAGTGCTGTCTGGGTGCTGAACAAAGAACTGGCCAGCTGTTTCCATACCGGCACACCTTTCTGACCTGATGCGGCCAGAAGTTCGTTCTGTTTGCGCACATCGGCAATGGCATCTGCCAGCATCGGAAGGTTGTTGGAAATTGCCAGTATAAACATTTGCGGCCCCATGGCAAGCGAAGGAAGTTCTCTTGCTACCTGGCTGAACTGCATCTTCAGGTTGTTTGTCTTGCGGGTTACGGCTTCGGTGTCGATGTCAATGGTCTGCGTTTTTGTGGTTTCTTCTTTTGTCTTCTGCAAGTCTTTCAGACCTGCCTTCAATCCATTAATCCGTCCGGTCAAAGCCTGTACGTTGGCAGCTTCCTGCGTATAGCTTTTCCCGGCTTGCTTGTTCGCTTCAAGCTGTTTAATCTGCTCGGCACGTACCAGTTTCAATGCGTCAATCAGCTTCTGAGTCTGATTTTCCACATCATCCACATTCTTACCCACGCTCTGTAGTCCAGCTTTGGTAAGATCTTTCATGAATATTTCGAGCTGTACAGGTACTGCCATATCCTTAATCTTTTACTGCGTATTTGGTAAAGAACTCCATCGGGTTCATTCCCTTTGTCGTGTTCGTGTTATCTGTTTGTCTGTGACTGTTCCTTTGTTTCTCACGCTCCTCCATTTCCCGGATCTGCTGCATCATATCCGGCTTCTGCGGAGGAACCCAGTGCGGCATGTCTGCCAAAATCATTTGCAGGGTAACTACATTTACCTTGTCCAGAATGTAGTCTATGCTCCAGCCTGTTTCCGTAGCCAGCTGACCTACTACGCCGAAAAGGCTATGAGAAGGTTCCGTATGTCCCTTCTTTAACTCCTCTTGTCGTTTGCGCTTTCGTTCCGGCTCGCTAAGGGCTGCATCTTGTTCAGTGCTGCTGCCGATGCGATAATAATCCCGAAAGACGTGGTAGATATGCTGCTCAGTATCTGACGCCAGGCGGAGGAAAGTTCGTCGGGTGTCATCAGTTCCCGAAGCATCCATGCCACCGGGCGGTTAAGTAATCTTCCCAGTACAGGACCTCGCACAATTCCGTATGCCACCATCCGGCTGATGTCCTTTCCATGCAGGAAGACAAACCGGACACGCTGGTCCAGATTGTATGCGTCATATTCTTCCGGAGTCACCCCGATTCGGAGATATCGCTTGCTGATCCGGATCAGGCTGCGGGTTGTAGGTGTCTTCATCGTAATGCGGAACGGACGTTTCCTCAGTACCGTATGAAGCGGCAGGCTGATTCCCCCGTCACTGAGGGAGATGCCTGCCAGCAGTTCTATATCCTGTGCCTTCATACTTATCCTGCTGCGTCTGCGGTTGAGTCACTTTCGTCCGGGGTTACTCCAGGAGGATAAGTACGGTAACGTCTTTCTTTTCCGTCCGTAGGTTTCAACATATCTACGCGGATACCCATTGCCAGCACATTCTGCATATTGATTCCGTTCTGGAAGCCGTTACGGCTCAGACGGGCGTTGAATATGCGGAAGCTGTGTCCGGAATGCATGGATATCGTCAGCACACCGTTTGCTACAAATTTGACCGGAGGAGTATAAGAATCATCCGCTTCTTTCTTTCCACCGAATACATCGACCATGCTTTGGGCATCCAGCTTGATAAGGTTCATAGTGAACGCATCGCTTCCCGGATTGGTCATGATGCTGTCTACCGGTCCGTCTGTTACCTGTGCAGCCATCACATCCATAAAGGTAGGAGCATTTCCTGCCGGCTGCATTCCGTTTTCATCCAACCAGCCCAACGTCTTTTCCTCGCCTTCCGATGTCTTAAACTTTACGGCTGCCACACCATACATCAGTCCGTTGCTTGTATCTGCCATAATCTTGTCGTTTTAATGTTTGCTTAAATAGTATTTAATCAGTTCAAAGATAAGAAAAATCCCCAGCAGGGTCAGGGCTGTTCCTGTCAGCCATCCCTGCACTCCGGGGCGTGTTTCCTTCACTTCATTGCTCATAGTTTCATCGCGTATGCGGTGATCGGTTTCAGTATGCTTCACGGTAACTTGTCTTCCTGTACTGTCGGCTGTAGCTGTGACGTTCACGCCACCTTCTCCGTCCGACTTTATATCTATGTTCAGACCGTCATTCCGATAGCTGATACCAATGCCTTCAGGAAGCTTCGTCAAATTCAGGAACTGGTCCGCATCCATCTTCAGCGTCGCCGTCCTCTTCGGGACCGGCTCGTAGGTTGTTTGCTCGGTTACGCTCGTTCGGAGGCTGTCCGAGCGGACGGTTTCCGAGCTGGCCTTTCTGCTGCTGGCGCAGGAAGATAATGACAGGACAGCGGTCAGCATACTTGCAAGTATGTAGTTTGCGTAAAGCCGTTTCATGGTTAATATTTCTTTCGTTTTGTTTCTGTAATTGTTTGCTTATTTTCAACACCGTTGCACTCAGATCATCGTAAAGAGTCTTGTAAGTGCCTTCGGTTTCCTTCACCGCACGGACTTGATACACCTTCCTGTCACGCCACCAGGCAATGGCAGTTACAAGCCAACCGGCAGGAGCCAGCCAATCCATGAGTGACTGTAACAGGGTCCAATCCATAATGCTCTATTCTTTTTGAAACAATGCTCCGATAGCCTTAATCACATCATAGAATCCGCATCCGCTGAGTCCGGCCGCCAGTCCGTAAATCAGCACCTGCCACCAGATATAGCCGGTAAGTAACGGGGTGAGCTGCAAAAGCCATGCAAGGATACATACCACCATGCCCACACCGCATGATATACCGATTTTGGCCAGCTTGCTTGCGGAAATAGCCGGAACAACTTTCAGAATCTGTGTCACCGAGGCAGAAACCAAGGCTACGATTCCCGTAAAGCTTCCAAGGTCAATAAGGAACGATGTTTCAGGTTCAGCAGCCGGAAGTACGGTCTGCGCAAAAGAAGCCAGTGTTGTAATCAGGCACAGGCTGAAAAATAAGATAATCCGTTTCATTTTGTTGTGCTTTATTGGCGTAGCATTTGGCGTACTACGCCATGGTTATAGTTTCAATATTTGTTTTCTGTTTTTTCCGTCACGCTTGTAAGACACATGCACCCAGGAATAATTCTTTTCATCGATCAGCTGGTCAAAAGGAAGTTGGTTTTTGATGTAATCAAAGAGCTTACGGTTTTCTTCCTTGCTTCCTGCTGTAATGTCGGCAGCTTCTCCTTTCAGATGCTGGCTGCTTGCCGCACCTCCTACCAGCCGGTTCAGTTGCGGACAGCGGTAACCGGAATTTACTGTAATCGGTTTTCCGTACCATTCACGGAGCGGGTCAAGCACATTGTCGGCAAGGGCTTTCAAGTTACCCGCCTCCTGAAGAGGCGGTGTATTCTTGATTCCATGAACGTCGGCGGTGGTACTGGCACAAAGTTCTCCCATTGTAAAGTGTTTCATGACTTATCCTCCTACTCCTGCATTGGAAATTTGTACATACTTCTTTCCTGTCCACATCAGTACAGTACTATCGTTTGCGGCACATTCTACGCCGCCTATCGTTTGTTTGTTTGACGTGTGTTCGTTATTCACTATCAGCAATGCGCCAGGTTGTACTTCTGTCGTTACGGTATAGCTCCCTGCCGATGCATCGCTTCCGAATGTCATTACCTGCGGGTTCGTATCATGGACAATGTTCGATTCATCTACAGGCTTTCGGTTTACGGCAATAGGGAAAGGAATCCGCTGGCAGCGTTCTCCTTCTTCTGTATACGGGGCAAAGAAATCGAATGTACGGTACGATTTACTGTTCAGATAACTCATAGTTCTATCTTTTTAAAGGTTTGTTACTCATGCTTTTTAGTTACAATAGTTCCCAGGTATTTTCCGGTAGTAGGCAGTGCCAGCCCGCGCATGTTAAAGCCGATAACGTCACCACGGTATTCCGGATCATTAAGACGGTAGTGCATGTCGAAATTGCTCTTTGCAGCTCCTACCGCTTCCTTATAGAAGAAGGTTGAGGCAATAGCGTCTGTACCGTTTACAGGAGCTCCGTATGCTACACGTTGTCCGTTTTCTCCATTGTAGCGTGGAGTCATTGCGGTGATATATACCTTGAAATTAAACATTGAGCTGCCGTTGAAGAAGCTTTTGTACATTTCCAGATCCTGTTTGCGAAGGTCGGCTGCGTGCCACGGATGAAGCAGGAGGATTCGGCCTTCTGTTGGCATATCCATCAAGTTGCATTGGGTATCCAGTTTCAGCAGTTCTTCATAAGTAAAGGCATAGTACGTGTTGTTGATGCTGCTCTTGTTTCCTGTGCTGATCACATTGACCGGAGTGTTTTCCGTATTTTTTGCCGGTGACCAGTTATATCCTGCCATCTTCGCAAACTTAGTCTGCAAAGACACACGGTGTCCGCGGATGACGCTTTCGCGCTTACCAGCCGCTTCCTCCACTTCGATAGCGTTGATGTGTACGGTATTTTCCGTATCAAAGCGTTTCATCTCCAGTTTGTATGGAATATCTTCACGCCTTACAATAGGAATAGGCCATACTTCATTGTTCTCAATTACTTCCGGATTTACACCCGCTTCCTGAAGGTTCAGGAAACCGTTATCTGTCCATGCATCAAGATTTCTACCTTCTGCAACAAATGAGGTGTCCGGAATAAACTGCTCCTCGATTCCGGGAAGCCAGATTTCTTTGTTTAATCCTGCCATGTTTTGTCTGTTTTAAATAGTTTGTAAAAACGGTTTAAGCCGGTTCATGCCCATAGGCTTCGCGGAATTTCTGACGGTAAAGCTCCTTGTCCTGCTTCAGTTCTTTCAGACGGTCAGCCTTCAGAATATCCTGGAAAGTCATGTCACGCAGGGTTATTGCTCCTGACTTTCCTTCGGGAATAACCTGTGTGGCTACTGTCTGTCGTCTGGTAATGGAAGAAAGACGTACGGAAGCATTTTCAAAATCATTCTCCAGATCTTTCACCCATGCATCACGTCCGGAAGCATCAATTCGTCCGTCCTTTACGGCTGCATCCACCAAAGCGACAGCCTGTGCCTTCCTGGTTTCACGTTCCTTTTGTTCGTAGGTGTCCAGTTTTAACTGTAAATTCTTTTTTTCTGTTTTCAATCCGGCTATTTCCGACTGATACTGATCACGCAACGCGATGAGCTTGCGCAATTCTTCGGCAATTGCCTGTTCGCTGGCTGAGTCGGACAGGCGCAGCAACTGTGTAATTACACTCATATTGTTTTCTTTTTTAGGGTTGAGATTCACATCGTTAATATTGTCAGCCAGACGTATGACCGTATCCCGGTCTGACAGGTCAATCCGTTTGCCTGTTGTGCGGTCGTACATGGCCAGAGCATTGTGGTTCGCTCCAATCGGACAAATTGATATTTCACGGAGTGTCCAGCGTGTAATGGTCGGTCCGCTCTGTCCGTCCAGTTTCATCAATTCATCATCCGTAGCCTCTTCCGGAGGCCATGCACCTACAGATGCCATACGAAGAAATCCACGCTCTACCTTACCGGCTATCTCAGCGGCTTTCGGGTCGGCTGTATCAAATACGATTTCTGCCACTATGGTTCCGTTTTCCTTATATACCCTGTCAGCACGGCCTATTGGCGTTTCCCAGTCATTATGGTTATACAGTATGACGGGATTTTTCTCAAATTCCGTCAGGTTGGCTCCATCAGTCAGCATACGGAAGCCGTAGGTGTTGACCGATTCATCGTGTACTGTGAATTTGTATGATTTGATCATTGTGCTCATGCTTGTTTATCGCAAAATTCGGGTGAAAAAATGAATCAGGCAAATCAGGTTGTAAGCGTTACATCCTGTAATGTAAGGAGTTACATAAATAGAGAAAGCATTACAAACCGATTGGCACAATTCATAGGAACTGTCTACCTTTGTTTTAAAATATAACACGAACGGACATGACAAACAACCTGACAAACCAACAGAAAAAGGACTGGGCAAAGTTGCTGTTCATGCAGGAAGGCATGACTTTTCAGGATATTGCGCAGAAAGTGGGCGTAAGCCGTATAACCGTAGGAAGATGGGCGGAAAAGGAGAACTGGGAGATGCTGCGTGCGGCTGTCACCTCCACCCGTGAGGAACAGATACGACATCTGTATATGCAGATAGCCCAGATAAACAAGGCTATCAGCGAATCGGATACTAAATATGCCACATCTGCCCAGGCAGACACAATCAACAAACTGTCTGCTGCCATCGCCAAAATGGAGGGCGATTTCGGCATTGCAGACATTATCGGAGTAAGCAAGAAGTTCCTGACATGGCTGCGTGCCCGGAATCCGGAAAAGGCAATCGATATTTCATCTGAGTTTGACGAATTCATTAAGACACAACTGAAATGATATGGCAAGACAGAAACTGACCGGAAAGAACAAACAGTTGGTGGAAGACTGGGAAGAATTCCTACGACAGGTGCGCACACTGACTGCGGTGGACTTTACCATGAGCGATGCAGAGAAGTCCCGAAAATTGAAAGAGCTGGAGTCCGATCCGATAGCATGGATGAAATTCTTCTTCTATAAGTTTGCCAAATATGAGTTTGCCGTCTTCCAGAAGAAGGCAATTCGTCGTATCATAAACCATTCCGACGGTAACTGGTACGAGGTACTTTCGTGGGCGCGTGAGCTGGCAAAAAGTACCATTGTAATGATGACCGTACTATACCTTGTGATTGTGAAGAAGAACAAGCGGGTGATAATCCTTGCTTCTGCTACCAGTGATGCGGCTATCAAACTGCTCAACGTATACCGGGCCCAGTTCGAGGCAAACGAACGTCTGCGATACTTCTACGGGGACATGAGAGGTACTAAATGGACGGAAGACTATTTCATCCTGTCAAACCGGGCTTCGTTTATGGCTATGGGATGGGGACAATCTCCTCGTGGTGTGAAGCTGGATGAAGTGCGGCCTGACCTGCTGCTCATGGACGACTACGATACCGACGAGGAATGCCGGAACATTGAAGTGCTGAACAACAAGTGGCGATGGTTTGAGAATGCCTTGTTCTTCACCCGTTCCATCAGTGAGGCATTGCTGACCATCTGGACGGGCAACATAATCGCCAAAGACTGCTGTGTGGTGCGTGCCGGAAACAAGGCTCGTGAACTGGCTGACCGTGAAAAGCCGCTGGGACATTGGGACATTATCAACCTGCGTATGGTAGACATCAACCATCCTGACCCTCAGGAAGACTATCGGAGTGGGAAATCGGTATGGCCCGAAAAAAACAGTGAAGAAGCTGTTGATGAAGTACTGGCTCAGGTCAGTCTGGCTGCCGGTCAGAAGGAATGTTTCAATAATCCTGTCATTGAAGGACATTATTTCGATGAAATTAAATGGGGAGAATGTCCGCCTGTACATAAATTGAAATACATTGTCAGCTATGGCGACCCGGCATACAGTAACAAGGTCAGCAAGAAAGCCGCACAAAACTCCTTCAAGGCAAACATCCTGTGCGGACTGTATGAAGGTACGCTGTATGTGTACACCTGTTTCCTTCAGCATGTCACCAACGATGAATTTGTGAACTGGTACTACTATCTCCAAGACTATGTGAAGGAGCGTGCCCAGCTGCGTTGCTTCATTGAGAACAATACCCTTCAGGACCCGTTTTACGAGCAGGTATTCAAACCTATTTTTCTGAATAAGGGAAAAGAACGTGGATTTTACATTAATATCAGTCCGGACGAACGGAAGAAACCGGAGAAGTTTGCCCGCATCGAAGGTAATCTTGAACCGTTGCACCGTGCCGGAAGACTGGTTTTTAATATTAAAGAAAAAGACAATCCTCACATGTTGCGGCTTCAGGAACAGTTTAATCTGTTTGATGACGGACTCCCGTCACCGGCTGACGGACCTGATGCAGTGGAGGGAGGATACTACATGTGCCAGCAGCTTTCAGCCAAGATTGAAACGGGAAGTATCTGGTACGGTAAAAGACATACAAACAAAAAAAGATTCTAAGATTATGGCATACCTGACAACAGAAGATATGTACACACATATCTACCAGGAAAACATTGAAACTATAAGTCATGGCGATGAGGCGATTATGCTTTCTGCCATTGATGCCGCCATAGAGGAAGCATCCGGTTATCTTACCAAATACGATACACAAGCTATCTTTTCCGCAACAGGCAGCGCACGAAACGCTATCCTGCTGCTGTTCGTAAAAGATATCGCGGCATGGCACTTCGTCAACCTCTGCAACGCCGGAGTGGATATGGAACTGCGTGAAAAACGGTATAACCGGGCAATAGAATGGCTGGAGAACAACCAGAACCGTAATAATCCTAATCTTCCTGCCAAACCGGACAGTACGGACTGCGGACATGCTCCGGGATGCCATTGCCAGATGGATTACGGAAGTAACCGAAAGCGGGACAATCATTTTTAAACGATACGATTATGGCAAAGAAAAATAAAAAGAATTATAGGGGAAAGGCTGCCATGCCTGATCCGACAACAGTAAGCAAGGCTTTGCCTACCCCTATTTACAGTACTCTTGTACTCACGCCTCCCAGACGGGAAATAAATGACATAGGGAATTGGAAATCGGCTTTGCGTGCAGCCGATATAGGCATCCGTTTCCCATTGTATGACCTGTACTCCAGTATTCTGCTTGACGGTTCCGTGACGGATGCCATCAACAAGCGTATAGAGGCGATTACTGATGCCGATATTAATTTTATCACAAAAGACGGAAAGCAGTCCGATGTGATGGAAAACCTTATCAATTCGCTGGAGTTTGAGCGGCTGCTGGAAAGCATCATGTGGAGCCGCTTTTGGGGTATATCTGTGGATGAATTTACATTCACTCCGGAATTTGACTTCAACTCCATTCCACGGAAACACATCCGTCCCAAAGAAAAGGTCATCGTACGACAGCAGGGAGATAGTGACGGAATCAGCTATGCCGGTGACGATATGATTATCCAGTGGGGACGCGATGATGATCTGGGGCTTTTGCTGAAAGTCGCTCCATATGTTATATATAAGCGGGGCGGTTTTGGCGATTGGGCACAGTTTGTCGAGCTTTTCGGTATGCCCATCCGTATCGGTAAGTATAACTCACTGGACGATACCAGTCGCAGGATGTTGATTGAGGCATTCGAGACGGCCGGTTCCGCACCTTATATGGTAGTTCCAAAAGAAAGTGAGATAGAAACCACCCTGATGAGCGGAACAACCAACGGAGCCCTTTACGATGATTTCCGGAAAGCGTGCAACGAAGAAATACTGATTACGATTCTGGGACAAACCATGACTACGCAAAGCGGTTCATCACTTAGCCAAAGCCAGGTACATCTGGCCGTACAAGAAAAGAAGCACCGCAGCGACCGGCGTTTTGTTATCCGCATGCTGAACAAGTTCTTTGTGCCGTTACTGGAGAAACGCGGATATCCGGCAGGTGGTGGAAAGTTCTCTTTTGTAGACAAGAAGGATGAACTTTCCGTAACAGACCTGAAAACACTGAGCGAAATACTTCCCATTCCCCGCACATGGGTATACGAGAAGTTTGGCATACCGGAACCGAAAAACGATGAGGACATTCTGCAAAGCCTGAATCCGGCAGAATCCGTACAGCAGCCTTTTGCAAACGGAAACAAGAAACCTCGTACGGAAGAGGTTCAAGAGCCGAAGAAAGATCCGGAAAAAGGGAACGAGCCTCCTGTACGCAATACGGACAAACAAAGTCTTTGGGAATGGATAAAAGGTTTTTTCGTAGAAGCCCCGACGGGAGCCGGGGCTGGCGCAGTCCGCATGAGGGATGATTCGGATCTTGACGAAAAGATAGCCGATGAAGTGTGGAACGGTGAGGAACTGTTCTCACCTGATCTTTTCAGGTTCTTTTCCGGAGAATTTTTAAATGCAATTCAAACATCATTTAAATCAGGCGTAAGAAACATTGATACCGGTTTTGCCTACAATGCTCCCGATGATGTTTTCCGTACTGCCATGGAAACCAATCTATATCATTTCAGTGCTGCCAAGACGCTTGCGGAAATCCAGGAACTCAACCGTCTGTTCCGGGAAAGCGGGAGTTATCCCGAATTTATGGAAAAGGCACAGCAGGTGACAAAAGCATTTAACCGGACATGGCAACAGACCGAATACGACACTGCCGTACTGACAGCAGAAGCCACTTCGCAGTACCGTAGACTGGTACAGAACAGGACTGTATTCCCTTACTGGCAGTACCTCACCGTAGCCGATGGCCGTGTACGTGAGGAACATAAAAAACTGCATGGAGTGATTCTTCCGGCTAATGACGAACTTTGGAACAAGATATATCCTCCGAATGGATGGAACTGCCGTTGCCGTGTACGAGGGCTTATGACATTTCAGGTAGAAGGTGAGGATTTGTCTGCTATGCGGCAGAGGGTACTGGACTTTCTGACTACCAAAGAATGGAAGATGCAGGCAGCCCAAGGATGGGGAGTTAACCGTTGCGACACCGCACAGATATTTACTGCCGACCAGATGTACATCCGCAAGTTCCCGCAGCAGGCAGCATCCTATTTGAAAAAGATGACCGCCGACCGCTGGGAGCTTCCCACCGTACAGCAGATGAAGGACAACGCTCAGGACGATATGCCGCCCCGTGTGGAGCGCAATGAAAAACAGCTTTGGGAAGAAAAAGCTGTAGATGGTGTGATTTCGCTGACCGATTACGACGGACGGAAGGTAGTCATATACGAAAAACAGTTTTTCGGTCATACTACCGCAAAAGGAAGAGATAACCGCATCGCACTGTGGAATGCCATGCTCGGTACGCTGATGGATCCTGATGAAGTATGGTTAAACAATGAGATAGAAAAGAACTCGCTCGAAAAGGCAGAACAGCTTGATACCTACTGCCTGCTGAAATTCTATCGCGATGAGGTGGTGGCAGTAAACTACAAGATAGAGGGTGAAGCTTTGGTTTTGAAAACATGGTACGTCATGCAGACTAATCTGAAAGGAAAGACCGTAGCCTATATGAAAAAGAACATCTGGGATAAACGCCGGTGGGGACTGCTCATAAAAAAACGCTGAAGTATGTCCTTGCGTCCGTCCGGCCCGTAAAGGAGAACCATCCCGTGGTTCTCCGCCCGCCCGGATTGGATAGCCGGTGTCATACCTCAACTTGAATTACTCTGACCGAACCTTGCGTCTTTCCATTTCTTGCGGCTGCCCCCCGCCAAACCAAGGTAGGGCCCCATCTAGTCCGGTTGTCAGAACGTTACAAAGATAATGTTTTTAATTTTAAACCACTTGTTTAATTGAAAAACAAATGAATACAAACGATGAATTTGCAAAAAAAATAGCCCAAGCAATGAGCGCGCTTCCTCAACTGATAGCGGAAGAAGCCAAGGAATATTCCAGGACCAGGTTCTCAGAAAAGTCTTTCGATGGTAAACCATGGCCGGCACTGAGTCCGAAATACAAGCCGAAGAAAGGGACTATGCTGGTACGCAGCGGTAAACTGCAAGGCAGTGTGCGTATAGTAAGGGTAACCCCAAAGAAGGTGGTCATTGCCGCTGGAAACAGCAAGGTCCCTTACGCACAGGTTCACAACGAAGGTTTTACCGGAAGCGTGGTGGTAAAGGCTCACACCCGTAAGCTAAAAAAACAAGGAAAGAAAAAGAGAAAGACTGTCGAGGTGAAAAGTCATATACGGAAAATGAACATTCCCCAAAGACAGTTCATGGGTAACTGTCCGGAACTGGAACGTAAATTAAAGACAGTAAGCGAACAACTTTTTAAATCCATATTGAAATGAAGAAAGAATACATGAGCGATTTGCTCGAACTACTTGAAACGGAAGTGCCAGAACTCCGCTGGATTGATGCTGACGAAGGTCAGCTGGATTATTACACCGATGAACGTCCGCCTGTGGCATGGCCTTGTTGTCTGGTAGAATTTTCCATGCCCGACACACGTGACCTGTCTTCCATGGTGACAGTGCCCCAACGCTGTACCCTGCGAGCTGTGCTTACCATTGCCTTCAATGATTGTGCAAGTCTGAACACCCGTACCCCGAAATCCGTACGGGATACTGCTCTGAAACGTTTTGACCTGCTGGAAAAGATAAAGCAAACGATACATGGGCGGTGGTTTGATCATTTCCAGCAACCATACATGCGCCGAAGCTGTGTACCTCTGAAAAGGGAAGACGGACTGAAAGTATATGAAATGGCATTTGAAGCGGCTGTAATCGAATAATCAGAATTTCCACGTAGGAAACATTTTCTGAAGCTGGCGTGCCGTCACTTTACGGCGACAAAGATCTGTATAGAAATCCGCGTTTTCCATCAGCGCGTTCTGGATGGTACGTTCGTCTACAAAAAATTCATGTTCAGCCAGTATCACAGTCACGTCGTCAGGGCGGCGGCGCATGATTTCCTCCCAATAATATTTGCGTGCCACCATCGCACGGTTGCGCAGCATCAGACGCTCTTTTCGGTCTGAAGCCATACGCTGTAAAGGAAGAGTGACTTTTCGGGTCATTTCCGATAGCGAAAGCTTGTGTGATGGGAACAGCTCCAGTTGAGAATCCATAGACAACGATTTATCGCAAAATTACAAAAAAAATGCGGACATTATCTTATTCACGCACATAATAACAGAAATCCCCAGCATCGGTTTTCGGTGTCGGGGATTTTTGTGTCAGTCTTCGATGTAGAAATCATTCTCCAGCAGCTCTTTCATGTACCGGTCACGCTCTGCTTTAGATTTAAAATCACTTCTAATTGTTACCCATGAGTCAGGATTATCCAAATTTTTCGCCTTGATAATTGGCTTCCCGTTTCTTTCTCCGGCTCTTATTATCCAAAAACCTGAATCACATACTTTTTTTTGGTCTCTTGCGTTCATAATACTATTCTATTAATTTAAAGTTACCGGAAGTAAGTATTTTTTCCACATTATTGCTACTAAGAAGATTAGACAAAAACAATGTCGCGTTTTTCAATTGTTGTTCTATAGAATTAAGATTATTGATTATTTCTTCTGTATAGGGTAATATACATTCATCTTCTCCCAAATGATATTTATAATTACTTGCAATATAATCGCCAACTCTTCTATTATCATTATTAGGAGAATCTTTTCCGCATTTAATTGTATGATAATAAGTCACACTATCATTTACCTTTTCTTCGATAAGTATCTTATATCCAAACTTAATAAGATTGTATCCGTCTGTAAACACGTCATTAATACAGAATTTACCTCCATATTTACTGAATTGCGGCAAAAGAAAACCACTTTCATCTTTAACAAAGTTCCCACTTGCTCCAAATTCAACTCTTATAACAAGCCTTCTTTGTATTACTGCATTCCTATATTCATCTATTGCTTTATAAACCTTATGTTCTAATTCTTTTAATGAATCAAAATAGCAATGATTTATATCATCCAAAGGTTTTACTATTGAAATAAGTGAAGCAGGTGCTTCAAATGTAAACTTCCCATTAGTGTTACACTTTACAACTATTTCGTAAATAGTTTCTCCTAGTTTTATCTTTATTGTTTTAATCTTTGCCATATTATTCAAAAACCATTTGTTTACCGTAAATCTTCGCCACTTCGTATTCTGCCTGACATCCTTTGCTATCTTGCCATCCACGGCAGAAATAGACTGCATCGCATTCCAAGAGAGCCTGAATGTCTCGCTCCATGTGTTCCGCATAAGATGCGTTGGAATCTGGTGATACGTCGAACGGAGTTGCCGGCTCGTATCCATTACTTACCAATCCATTTTTTACAAGGTCTAAATGAAGTTTTACTTCGGTAATGTCTTTTCCACTTATCGGGATAGAGATATATACTTTCTTTTTCATAAATCAATAATTTCAATTTTCAAATCACGTTCCAGCTCACGCATCATGTCGACAGTGTCATTGTTTTCCACATCGAAGCAGATGCCCAGGTATTCCGGGTTCTGCTTCGAACGCTGCACCTTCAAGTCGCAGGGGCGGCTGTGCTTGATCCAAACGAACATAAACTGATTGATTGCGCTGTAATGGACTTTGGCTGCCACCCTGCGAGGCTTGAACAGATTAAGGTTCTGGTTCTGCATAGGGTTCAATCTGTTTGATTACTGTTCCGCTGAGCCAGATACGTCCGCTTCCCTGGCATTGCGGACATACTTTCTGCTGGGGATATTCCCGACGCACATCTTTCTCTGCATATACGGTTACTGAGCCGGTTCCTCCGCACTGGCGGCAGAGGCATACGCGGCGATGGATATAAGTCTTCTCTGTATTCATCTCTTATCTGCGTTTTCAAATTCGGGTTTTACATCAGGTTCTGCTTCGTATGGATACACATCCATGATGGCGGTTTCTGATACGGAAGCTATCACGTAATCAGCCATAGTGCCCTTCATTCCTTCGTCCAGCTTCTTGATGGCGTCGCGAAGGTCGGAAGCTTGTACAAGTACGTTGCTGGCAGTACGCTTTTCTGCTCCACTCTTTTCATCCAGTGTAATAAACCAGAGTTTACATTTGAACCAGCGGTCGGCAGACTCTTCTTCACTTGAGAACAGTTCATTGTAATTAGCTTTTGCAACTCCAGCCACCTCAAACTCTCCGCTAATAAACGGTGTCATTTCTTCGATGATACGGCTTTCGGCTTCGGTGAAGCTGAGCGCATCTACCAGATAGGGTTCTGTTACTTTCTTCTGCATTCCGTTTTCCATCGTTTTCTCATAACGGATTTTGCATGTAAACCAGTTGTGCATCATAATTCTTCTGTTTTTGTTGATTGTTTAAATATTACGTTAGTATGGTCTCTTCTCGAATCGTCCGTACAGTTAAGCTCGTTACCGTAGCAGGGGATGGCGTGCTCAAAAAACCAGCATCCGCTGCAAGGTTCTTCCTGATCTTTCACCTCGGCGACCGCGAGCGTTTGTCCGTGCCAGGTGAAGGTTTCTCCTAATTTGTGCTCCATGATTCTTTTATTTTTCTGATTAATTCATTCCATCCTTTCCGCGCCATGCGTGGTTCCATCCAGCAGAGCCAGCCAAGTATATCGAGTATCTTTCCCGCAAGTTTCAGAATGAATCCCAAAATAATCAGCGGACCGATGATAAGAGAAAAGGCTGTGAAAAGAATGATTTGTGTACGTTTGTTCATTATTCGATGTAATAAGATGTTATTACCAGATTGCTTCGCATTATTATGAGAGATAACCGGTTATCGTCTTCTCCGAGCAATACACGGACAGAAGACCGGCGTGCGTCTTCCTCATTTTTTAATTCTCTAAGACAACCTTCCATTATCATTTTCAGGCGAAGATATTCATCACGGGTAGGCTCCAGTTCCCGGTTCTGAGTTACACGGGTCATGTACTCGTGCAGCTTCTTCATCCAGTGCGGCCACTTGTCACGCCGGATGTTTGTTTTAAAAGTGAGTTCTGCCATAGCTATTCCGGTTTATATCTTTTTACAAGCCACCATTTTACATTACCTATCCATTCTAATAATAATTCAAACGGAAGCCTTATGTAGTGAGATATCATAATCATAATACCAAGAGGAATCACCAGTATACAGTATACGGTCCATATTGCGTACCATTTGTATTTAGACTTTCTTTTCATGTTTCCATCCGTTAAGTTCGTAAACCATATCCCGTGCTTTCTCTTTGGATCGGCACTCCGCTATGGGAGTGCCTGTGCAAATTGTATCAGTATATTCATTCCGATATACGATCCAAAGAGGACCACGGCGTTCATACGTGTATTTAGGCCGTCTGGACCGCATCGCTTTCCTTTTTGGGTTCTACGTAGAAAGATTCATCCTGCACCACCTGTACACCGATGTTTGCGAACTGTTCCGCAATTTCAGGGATGTCACGGTCGGCCAGAAGCTTGTCTTTAGCCAGTTCCTCGGTTGTGCGGATATACTGTGGAAGGAACTCTTTGCAGAGGTTTGTCACAGCTGCCCAGGTGAAACCTTTCATGTTCTTCAGCTTCGGGTTGCCGGTGCGGAAACCAATGATGCCGTGTGCCGATTCCAGACTCTTTTTCTTAGAGAAAAGCGTGTCCTTGTTTTCGGTGGCATAGGTCTGCATCACTTCGAAAGAGCGGTCTTTCGTTTCGTTCAGTTCTGCCAGCTGGTCGGCGTACTTCTCACGGATCTTTGTCATTTCCTGGTCCATCTTAGCTGCGATAGCCTGAGCCTTTGCGTCTGCCATCGCAAAATCGGCGAATGCCTGTTCGTACTGGTCGCGGCTTACTCCGCTGATTACTGTTTTCTTGGTTCTTTTTGTTGCCATACTTAATTGGGTTTTAAATGATTATTAATTGTCGGTTAATTCGTCTTCCATTGCCGCCATGTCATATTCCATCTTCAGAGCTTCGTCTGCCTGCTGTCCGCAGAAATTTTCCAGTTCCCGCAGGATGAGTACCTGGTCGGTGAAATCAAACTGCTGCATGCGGTTCATAATGTCATTCTGGATTTGTTCGATTGTATGTTCCATGATTATTCCTTGTTTGATTTACTGTCCTTGTAATCTTTCACTACCGGGCTACCAATCAGCTCGCGTCTGCTGTAATACACGCTACGTCCTTTCTGATATCCTGTTATCAGCCCTTTGTTAGCCCATCTTTTTATAGTTGTTTTTCCACATCCTATTAATCTGCATGCGTCAGCCTGACCTATCAAATCATCCGGTGCTTCTGAAATATCCTTTCTAGGTACTTTCTCTAAAGAACCCACCCTGAGTCCTAATCTTCTTTCTACACGATCCAATCGGCGCAGAAGCTTCTTGTATTCCGAGAGGCTCAATGTAATAGTTTCTTCTTCCTCTTCCGGTTCGTCCTCCAGATCCGGACAGATGGAACTGATACCAATCTTTCCGGCGAGGAACTGGGCTGCATCGCGTGCGGCATAGAATAGGGTTTCGTTTCGCTCGTCTTCCGGAACGTCGCGCACATACTGATTGAATACCCATGTTTCGCTGCGCTTCATTTCCAGGACTTCCACCTGTATTCGGCTCGCTGCGTCTGTATAAGCCTTCAAGTGCTCTATTGCCCGATTTATTTCTGATTGTTTTCTCATTTCTCCTCCTTTCTTGCCATTGCCTCAAACTGTCGTTTCACTTCTTTTAGTTCTGCCAGCGACATTTCCGTCAGGTTCTTGCGGAACTTGCTGCGTGTGCGGCAGAACTGGTTGATTTTAGCTTTGTTCATTTCAAAATCCTCCGGTGTGTCGTTCGTGTAGTTCCGGTTCAGGCAGGAAATGCGGAAAGACAATGAAAATATCTGCTTTACCAAGGCACGCGCTTCCTTACGTATGCGGTCGGCTGATTCCTTGTTGAAGCGGCTCAATAGCAGTCCGGCTTCTTCTTTGGTCAGCCCTGAAGTACTGTCTGTACGACCAGCTGTGAACTGGCTGATAAATCCGTGGCGGTCTTCATCGGTAAAACCCATCTTGTGAAACTGGGCTTGCAGTGCCTTGATCTGCTGCGGGGTTATGAAGCGTTCTTTCATTATTGTTTTCATGACTGTGTGTTTTATGATTATTCTTCTCCGTGATATTGCCGGGCTTTCTCCGGCACGATGTCGTAATGTCCTACCGGACCGATAAACCGACCCTTTGAAAAGGCTCTAAAACCTTCCACGTAGATTTTCAGCGAGGCATCGTACATCACTCCTTTGGCGGCGCGTCCGTTTGGCAACTGGCCTTCGGCATGGCTGATGAAGATGAGCAGCTTCCGTTTGTGCTGCTCCTTGAAGTCGATATACTGGCGGTACGTCATGCGGGTATACTGGAAGGAGTCGATTACCACGATGTCGGGACTTTTCTGTCGCCGAAGACGGATGCTAAGCTCTTCCATGCTCTCATTGTCAATCAGCAGAAACCTCTTGTTTACTTCCATCATGCCTGTACGCCGTATGGCATCCTGCATAGTGCGGCAAGCACCTTCCTCCATGGAGTCGTAAGCTACGCGACCAAAACGGCACAAATACTTGCAAAGCTGAAGGGCAAAACTGGTCTTTCCGCTTCCGGAGTTTCCCCAGATGATCCATACTCCCCGTCGTTCAGGAGTACCGAATGCATTATACCAGGGACCATCAAACTGCATTACATCGAATTTCATGGATAGAAGCTCACGGACACCTTTTGCGTTGCGATCGAAAGTAAACTTCTTTTTCTGTGGGGGTGGGGTAGTGTCTTCTTTATTCATTGCTTCCTCCTTTCTTTATGCGGGCTTCGATAATACGTTTCTGACGGTGGATGCATCGCTTCACACGGCGAAGGTCGTTGTCGCTTCGTCTGGCATCCTTCAGCACCTCTTCGATATCGGCACGGTCGGTCAGATTGTTAGCCTGACAGATGGCGTATATGTCATTCTGTTCCGTGGGAGATACATCGAAGAAACGGCGTCCGATACGGCTGTTTATTTCCTTGTAACCTTTCTTGTTGTAGCGAAGTCCGGCTTCCATGCGGCGTTTGATGTAGTCGGTGCTGAGAAACACGATGCCGGAGTGTCCTTCCAGACGGTTGTAAATGCTGATGAAGTAGTTGAATACGCTGTCAGTAAGCTTGTCGCCTTCATCGAATACCAGCAGCGGATTCCCCAGGAAAGAAATCATGCTGATGGCATTTTCCAGCATATCGCGGAGGTTGGTCGTGTCGGTGGGTGCGCCTACCTGTTTGGCTATCTCACGTACGAAATCTGAACGGCGCATGTCTTCAGAACATAAGATGTAGAACACGTTGCGGTGCGTGCGGCGGTACTCGATGGCTGCGGTAGTCTTTCCGCATCCGGCATCGCCAACCACCCATGTCACGTTCTTATATGCCTGTGCGTCACTCAGCGCAAAAGTGATTTCCTTGAAGGTCTTTTCCTCGTGTAGCGTCCACGAATCGAAGGCAAAGCCTATCTGCACCGCAATGCGGGTAAACATGTCATCACTGATCAGGTCATATTTTCCGTTGCACAACTGGCTGACGGTGGCAGAGCTGACATTTTGCAGACTTTCTGCCGCACGGTTACGGGTAGGATAATTTTCACAATAGGCAATCAGTGCGGTACGCACCTGTTCTTTCATTTCTGTAGTAAATTTCATTGTCTTAATAGGTATTTAAGTATTGTTTAATCAAATCGTTAGAATTTTCCCAAGCTGTCAAGTTCATCAAACGTCAGGTTCGATACTTTCTTTGTCCAGTCACCGGCTGATGCGAAAGTCAGCGGTTCGTCTGCCAGTACAGGCTCTTCCGGAATGTCCGTGTCGGGCATCTGTACCGGAGCTTCCAGTGTGCCTCTCTTCATTTCCTCACGGTATCCGTCAAGCTGCTTTTCGCTCACCGCAACCGGGCGCGGAATGCGGAGCTGGGTGTATGCCTCGCCCATGGCTTCCTCCATAAACAGTTCCTCTTGTGCGATGTGCATGGCTGCACGTGTGCGGCGGTTGGCTTCCAGCTGCGCAAACAGATAAGCGTTTTCCTCGTCGGTTCGTTCCAAAGTTGCACGGTGGATAGTGACTTTCGGTGTGGCGATGGCCGCATACTTTGCACCCGTGTTAGTAACCGCCCAGAGTTCAATGCGGGTCATGTCTTCCGGATCATATCGGTAGAGGAACTGACGGTCCACGTTCTGCAAATGAAAGTTCATGTCTACCAGTCCGTCATCGCCATACACCATATAGCTGTATTCCTGCTTGTTCATGCGGAAGTTGAAACCTTCCTTGGTGTATTGCACCGGAGCCTGAGAGAACAGCATGAAGATTTCGTGTGCTTCGTAATCATCCAGCGGTTGGGCTTTCGGATTTTCAATGGCGGTGTACATTTCCAGTCGGGTCATTCCGGTTGGGCTGGTAGGATGCTGCATCGAGTTCCATTCTTCGCGACAGTCGGCATACTGCTGTTTCAGTTCCTCCAGCGTGGGCAGTTTATCAATGTTAGCCATTACCATGTCAACATTGGCACGGCTGGAAAGCTTCTTTGCCGTAATGTTCTGACCGGTGAAATTGTATAGTTTGTGAAGTACCTGCTGCTGGAACCGTCCGAAAGCGGACTCGATGGATTTCGACTGCCCGTTGTGCGGCATCGTGGTTTTGTGAAGATGACAGAGTTTCTTGAAGAATCCCTGCGAAGCCAGCTTTTTGTGTCCTCCCTGGTTATCGGTCACTATCTCGTAAGGCTTTACCTTCCATGTCTGGAGTGCCATACGGTATGCCATGTACTGGACGAAGAAATTTTCGCCGTCACCGATAAAGTAGCCGAGGAACAGTTCCGTGCAGGCATCCATCACTTCGTACACATCCGTTGTTCGTGCCACCCATCGCTTCTGCCTGTCATCGTACGCACGGTAGTAAAGGTTTATCTTCGTACCGTCTGAATACCACAGCGAGTTAGGCATGGACGGCATTACCGTATCGAAGGTTGGCATATACTTGTTCTTGAATTCCCTTTCGCCATTTACCGCGGCATACCACCACACCATCACCGCCGGATCATTCAAGTAACTGTGCATCGTGGTAGGACTCTTGATGGTCTTCAAGCCGCGAATCACTGCCTGACGGTTGTACTCTTCAAAGAGCTGCATATCTGTGTAGACAGGAAACTTGCTCCGGCGGAGCTTCAGCAAAAGAGCACCTTCAGCCTTTCCGATGCGGCGTGCAGCACTGTTGCCCAGGTTACCGCTTACCAGTACCCCGTATCCATCGCGCTTGTATGCATTGAACTTCTCACGCAGACGTGCCGCATTTTTGGGTAGGGTGTGATTCGTTATTTCGCGAAGACGCTCACAGCAAATCAGCACACTGTTCCATGTTTCTGAACGGCGCGCAAAACCTCCTTTGGCATGTTCCACACTGCGTGCCTTCTCTGTTCGCACCATTTCGTTCATCACCTGAGCGTTCAAGATGTATTCCAACTGTCTATAAGGCTCGATACGTGGCTCAAACTCCTTGAAGAATCGTACCGCATCGGCATCGAAGCGGATCTGTGTGTTGATGTACTTTTCCTGCTCACGCTGTTTCATTTCTTCGTATGCATTCTTGAATGTGTCATCGTATGCTGCACGGAGCCGTTCTGGCATGGAGCGGTAGGCGATCAATGCCTCGCGTCCGTTACCTCCCCGCTGAAGGAGGGTAAGCTTGCCTTCACGAATGTATTTCTTATAGGTTGGCTGACTGATAAGTCCGCTCCCCACAAGCTCCGCAAAGCTGACGCATAATGTGTTTCCGTACATTTCCATGATTAATTCGTTAAGATTGTAGTCCGGTTCCGGGACTTGAACCCGGACGGCAGCCGCTTTACCTCTTTTTACTACCTATTGAATACCGATGTCAGAGAGTTTACTGTTATCCTGATAGTAAAGCTCTGCAAGCCGGATGTGATTCATCCCTTTTTATTCTCTCTGTCCATCCGTATTGCGGCAGGGATGAGTGCCAGGCAAAGGCAGATTGTTATAATCAGGTTCATTGAGCCGTTTGCTAGTCGGTTCAGTATGGCTGCTGCGAGTATCAGCAGCAGATAAATGATTGTAGGATTGATTCGTTTCATGATTCTATGGTTTTTAGTGAGAGCCATTCCTGTTCTCTCGAACCAGAATGGCAAGGATTCATCACTTATGCAGTTGGTTGTAAATTCTTATCCTCAGACTGGGTTTCGTCTTTCTCCATTACCTCTCGAAGAGTTCTTGCTCCTTTTAATACACCGCCCATTTCGAGAGCAGCTTTACGTATCATGTTCGCTACATTACTTCGGGTTCTAAACTTCAGCGCGTCACGTACTGTTACTTCACTTACGCTGAACTTTTCAGCTAACTTTCGGCGTTCGCCGTACATCATTAATATTTCTGCCATTTCGTTATTTTTTTTATCGTTATTATTCGGTTATCCAGTCTATTTCATACTCTCTCTGGTAAGATTCATTCTCGTGAATGTGTTCCGACAACCAGCGTGATGCTATCTTTAGGCTTTCCTCTTCATCGAAAGCTACTTCCTCCGGATCAGGTAGGGATATTGTGTTATTGAGCATTTCTTTCAGTCCATCTAAGACATCTTGAGGTATCTGTGCATCGCTGAGACTTACTTTATAGGTTACATTCACTACAAGTGCTCTAACAGTGGTGTTTTCTGATTCGTTTTCTTTGATTCTATCCATAATTTGCGTTTTTAAAGTTTATTTTCTACCTTTAGAGCGTCTTTCGGTTTCGTAAGACTCTGCAAATATCGAAACATCTTTCGAATTAAACAAGTGTTATTCGAATTATTTTTCGATTTAATCTAAAAACAATAGGTATGAACGAAACTATTTTCGACAGAATCTCTACTGTCGTAGAAAAATTTGGCAATGGAAAAAACACAGTATTCGCCTCATTAATAGGAGTTAGTGAAGCTAATGTAAGGAATTACAAAAACGGAGTAATGCCTAAGGCTGACTTTCTGGAAAAAATCGCAAGAAGTTTCGATATAAATATAAATTGGCTTCTTACAGGAGAAGGAAATATGCTTTACTCGGAGTCTGAAAAGAAAGAAAACATACCGGTAGCCCATCCGTCTGATTCGCCCATGGAGGGCATCCCCTTGATTCCCATCAGCGCAATGGCAGGAGCATTCACCGGTGAACAGACCGTACTGGAATACGAATGCGAACGCTTTGTTGTCCCCACATTCAAGGGAGCCGAGTTCCTGATCAGCGTGAAAGGAAGCAGCATGTATCCTAAATATAATAGCGGTGACATTGTGGCTTGTAAGCGTTTACCGATGGATGACATCTTCTTTCAGTGGAATAAAGTATATGTATTAGATACGGATCAGGGGCCGCTCATCAAGCGGGTAAAGCCTGGATCCGACAAAGAACACGTCCTTATCGTGTCGGACAATGAACGGTATGAGCCATTCGAGTTACCTCTAAATAGAATTTATCATGTCGCTCTAGTTATCGGAGTGATACGGCTAGAATAACGATTAAACGATATTTAAAAACCGATTTAAGCAAGTGAAT